TTCCCAGTTGGAATCTTCTACGAGATACTTAGGTTGCTCACTAATATTATATGCTTGGGAAATACCAGAGGTCGATACTCCACTCAGACCAGATACTCCAGCAAGAGTTAGCTCTGTATTGCTGCCGATAGATTTGATAACACCACTTCCATATGATCCCATGGTGATGACTTGCCCAACTGCGACGAGTCCTGAATCAACAAATGTAGTACCAGCCCCAGTAACCACTCCTGCATCGGTGATAGCAGCAACAGTACCTGTGGAATATACGGTGTCCTTATTACCCCAGAGTGCCATGTTTACCTTTCCGTAAAAAATCAGTTTCTTTTTTTATTTATAAAAATGCCCGCATAGGTTTGCGGGCACTTTTCCTATATTTTTTTGTTATCAAGCTCTTGGTTCTCTTGCCTGAATAGACTGCTCAACTACTGCAAGTAGCTTATCATCCATGTCAGTTTTTGTTAGAGTAACTGCCTTCTTGAGAATAACTAGGCAGATTTCAATCAACTTCTCACCAAGTTCCTCATTATCAGGAATTTTTGCGACAGCATCTGCAATGATTTTCGATGCAAGTGGTAGTAAAAATGCAAGCATGGTATGGTCCTCAAAATTGTGCTCAACTATTTATCACTCACATACCCTTTGTGTGTGCATCCACCCAGTACAAATATATTTTACTTCACTTTTGGGGGGATACCCCCTGTGCTCATATTGCCAAGTACATGGAAAAATTACCATCCTACCAGTTTTAGGTTGAATCTTAGTTCCATCTATAAACTCGGTGTATCCATCCTCCTCTATATCATTTAAGTACCATATGAAGGTTAGTATTCTAATTCCTTTATCATATGCACCATCTCCACCATTGCCAAAATCATTATGCCAAATATACCCATCACCAGGAAGAGTTTTCTGGAGGTTATAACCAGTGTCCCGTAAATTATCGTAACCATTTGAACTTCTAAGATTACTCCACGGTGGGCTTTCAAGGTAGTTCTTATAGTGCTCACCTAGACTCTTATAGAAAACTTCATCTATATCTGGCCATTCTTTAGGTTCTATACAATAATCCCAAGATTTTTTCACCTCAGGTCTATATTCCCTCGCACCAACTTCACCTCTCTTCCCGTGGTATCCCGTAGAATCACCATTTTCTATGATATGTTCAAACTTTTCAATTACCTGGGCGCAGAACTCTTCAGACAAAGCTCCATCAACGATATAAATCCAATCACTAAGTTTTTCCATAACGAAGTATTTTTTTAAATTATATCACCACTTGACACGATTAGCCCAATAAGCTGCAGACATTTTTCCTTTCGCAATATTCTTTGCATGTCTGGTCTTGAATCTCTTACGACGAGAAGCATACTCCTTAGATTCACCTTCCTTTTTAGGTGAACCCTTCACACCTCTCTGACCAAAACGAATAATCTTTTCTTGACCATTAGCACATGCCTTCACGACATGAGACTTTCCAGTCAAAGAATCTCCCACTGCTTGTGCTTTGGGTTTGTTGCATTTCATCTTTGACTTATCAATCTCAGTCAATAACTTTTTTGCGAGGATTTCCTCCAAGTCTTCTTTCATTGTATTACCCTGCATATAATCAGATGCAGTGTCAATGTAATCTGCTGCTTTAGTAATCTTAGATTGAACCCAAGCAGGTAGTTGGTCATCTCCTCTCTTTACTTTCTTACGGAGTGCAGCAATTGCTCTCTCCATAGAATCGAGTTGACTATGTGCCATATAACCTTCACGGTCCTTCATTTCACCTGAAGAAACTTTCTGATGACTCTCTTCCATTGGATGAATAGTCACCTTATTCTTGCCCTTCATAATATCTACTATTTTCTCTTCTGTATTCTTTTTAAATTTCTTTTCAACTTCAGATAAAAACTCTTCAGAGAAAGTTTCTCTCCAAGAATAATGCTCTAGTCCTAGAACTCTCTTCTTTGCTTTTTTGAAGTCGGTTTTTCCACCTCTTTCTTTGGTGAGTTTTGCTCTTAATGCAGGATTTGCTCTTGCTCTGCTGCCCAAAGTAACTCTACCTGCTGCTGGTCTTGCAGGTCCATCAGACTGCGAACTAGGTGGCAACATTCTTCTCTTATCAATAGCAGGTTTCAATGATGGTCTCTCTGTTGCAGGTTGACCAACTCTTGAAGTGCCAATTGTTCCCTTTGCAGTTCTAGTTGGACCAGTTTCACCTGCAGGAGGAAGCATCCTCTTCTTCATGCTTCCTGGAAGAGTTGGTTTACTTCCTGGAGCTGGTTGTCCAACTCTGGTTCCACCTTCTGAGGAAGGAGGAAGTCTTCTACGCATTGCCTTCTGTCTGCTCTCTGGTGGGAGTGCCTTCCTTTCAGGAGTTCCTGGTAGTTGTCCTTTGATTGATGGTGCTGGTGCTGGTGCTGGTGCTTCAGAACTTCTTGGTCTTCCAGGTTGACCTGGTTCCCTTTTCTTTAGGTCTCTCTGTTTTCTTATTGTAGACCTAAGTCTGGACTTAGCAAGTTGCATGTCCTCGTCACCCTTTCTCTTAGCAGAAAGTGCTCTGGCACCATAAAAGGCACCTTTAGCAAGACCCTTGACCATTCCACCAATATTTTCCATGCCAGCTTGTACAGCACTTGCCCCACCCATCTGACTGTTGATTCTATTCTGTGGAGTGAACCCAGTCTTAAGTGCACTCTTTGCTTTACCAAGACGTTCTTTTACCTTTGCATCTGATTCTTTTTTATCTGCTCTTGCCTTTCCCTTAATTTTTTCTACCTGAGACTTTTGTTGGTCCTTATACTTTTGCTTCTTAAACTCCAGTTGAGCATCAAGATACTTTTGATACTCAGATTTTGGTTTCTTTTGATTTTTTTCTGCCTTTCCTTCTCTTGCCAAATCAGAAATTATCTTAGTTGCTGCTCCTCTCTTTGCAGCAGCCATTCTTTTTTCTCTTGCCTTCTGCTGAATTCTAGCATAGTTACTCTGCCTGGAGGGTGAACCACCAGGTTGATTACCATTTCTTTCCGAAAGGATTTCTTCATTCATATCCCAAGATGTCATCTTAGTAACTACTATTTTTTCCTCTTATTATTTATAGTTTTTTTCTTAGAAGAGTAAGTGTTAGGAACATATGGTTCTTTAAAATCTTGAACCTTTTCACCTGGTGTCAACTTCTGTACATATTCACGATACTCAGAGGTGCCAATCTCATGAACTTCTCTTACATCTTTCAACCAACTTTTGAACATTACACCATCTTCCGTCACACAAATGATGTAATTTGTTCCCTTTCTAATGACTTCCCCAACTAATCCTGTATTTAAATTCTCAACTAAAGACCCAACATCATACAATCCATTTTTCTTATAGTTCCACCTAAGACCATCATCATCCAACTCTGGTGCAATTTTCCATGCTTCAGTTTCTTCAGAAACTTCCATGGACTTTTTGAGTGCAGTGAATAATCTTCTACCAACATCACTTGATATACCAAGTGGAAGTCCTGCCTTAAACTTAGTAAAGTCATCCATTGCAACAGATGCTCTCATAAGAGCAGAAGACCCCGCATCTTCAACTTCACTATCAGGGTCTTTTACACCAGCAGAAACTACTTCTAAATTATCGAATTGATACTGCTGCCCATCCATTTTGTGAGAAAGACTTTGTATCTCACCAAGTCTTTCTTGACCAACAACTATAGAAACATTATTATAACCATCATTATAAACAGAAGTTAATACATCAAATATTGTTCTTGCTTCCTCGTTATCTACAATGTAGTCAGCATACTTTGGATATAGTTCTTGCATATACTCAATCTTAGAACTTGGATTGAGTGGATTAGTTAATGAATCAGTAATCCTACTTGGGTAAATTCTAAACTCAGAACCAGAACGGTTTGCTATCGAATATCCTGCTTTCAATAAAGACTCATGATTTTTAGATGGTGGATTAAATCTACCAATGACAATTACAAGACCAGCACCACCTTGCTCTTCTTCTGGTTGTTGTTGAACTTTAATTTGTTTCTTCTTGCCAGTATTTCTCTTAAGTTCTTCACCAGGGATACCATCCTTTGACTCCGTATCACCCTTACCAAAGAACTTCAATTTACCATTAACAGTCTTTGCAACAAAATTTCCTCGTTGGTCATACCAATCCCCATGACCATTGCCAGTTAGTCCGCGGTTCTTTGCCTCAGTAGATGCAAGTGTCTCTACTGCTTCTTGGAAAAAATTAGCAAAACTCTTCATTAATATTGATTCTGTCCTATTTGATTATTTATCTATTATACTTTGCTGTTGCCACTGGGTTTAGTGGAACTGGTACTTCCAATATGTCTGCCTGAGACCTAGTGCGAGGAGTAAGAGCAGCAGGAGTAGTACGAATTGTTGCTTGCTCTCCACTATTATCACTTATCAGAGAAGCAAGAGTTAATTTGGTTGGCAACTGCTTATGCTCCCTGACTTGAATTCTTCTACCACCACCAGTGAATATTTTCAAGAATCCCTGAGAAGTTTTAATTGGAGAGTGAGAAAAAGCAGAAGAGAATAATTGAAGGTAATCTTCAGCACGTCTCTTTCTTATGACAATGAACAAATTATTTCCATGCTTTTGTGCCATTTCATCTAGAGTATAAAACTCACAATCATTGAATGTAATATTTCGTTCTTCAATATTATACGAATGAGACTTTGCTGTACCACCAGTGATGTAAGAATCTGCTTTATATTGTCCAGTATGCCCATCTCCCCTGAATAATTGATATCTCATTCCTCTTGGAATTGGGATATACAATTGAGGCATGTTTCCATATGCTTCCTTAAATTCTTTTTCAAATTCTCTCTTCTTTGTAGCAGATAATGGTTGATTCCCGTTCTTCTGAATCTCTAATACAATTTTATCTCCAAGTTTATCCATTCTCTTCGTCATAATATTGAGATAATATGCAGCAACTTTTCCAAGTACATTATCCATCCATCTCCTCATGACAAGATCACCATCTGGACCAGTTCCTGCAAAACTCTTCAGTCCAGCACCACAAAAACTACCTGGATTGTGCTGCTTACATGAAACAGCATAAGTCTTACCATCAGTTGTTTTAAAGATAATATCTGCTGCAGAATTATCTTTATCGGGATTGGAAAACACAGATACTATATCCCTCAAGTTAAAGGGACTAAAAGCACTCACTCCCGTAGAGTTATTTTTAAACAACACATTAACACCTTGTCCAACGGGTGAATTTTCATTCGTACCCATCTCTTTCATGAAGGCTCTAACTTCTCTTACTATATTGATTTCCTGTGCAGATGCATTTCTAGCTGCCATTTGATAATAAAAAAGTCTCTCTATTTATTTAGAGAGACTTCACAATTATGCACTCACTTCTTGGGCAATAAGTACATCTTCTTTATCCTTCAATGCATCTTCTGTGAGAGCATCATCAATTTTGTTAATTGCACTTCTAATGTAATCAACTCGTTTTGGGGCATGAGCAAAACTATACATCTTTTGCTCTCGTAGCAACAGTTCCATTATTGCTGCTGCTTCATGTACTTCTAGTTCAATGTTCACAGGTCTCCCTCCTCACGATTTTCGGAATAGTAGATATCAAACGCACCACCAGGATAACGTTTTTCGAGTTTCTTTACATTACGTGCAATAACATCTTCAAAAGAAACTTCAAGTGCCATACATGCCTGAGCAACATACCACATCAGGTCACCAAGTTCGATAATCATATGCTCTTTGTTGTCAGCATTGAATGGTTTGCCTTGGAAAATCATCTTCTTGATAATTTCAAGGAACTCACCACCTTCGGCATTGATGCCAACACCAGCAGTCAATAGACGTTCAATATTTGCACCTTTCTCATCGAGTTCAACCATACGGTCAGCAAGAGAGACAAAATCTCTAGATGCATCAGATGTCACTCCATCGACAAACTTTTCGTAACGAGAAAAATCAATGGTTTTCGATTCGGTCATAATTCTAAGTTAAGAGGTTCTAGTTCAGAGTTTGGAAGTTGTTTTTGTTGGGTGGCTAGTTTTTGTCCACCGATTTCAATATATTCGAGTTGGTCTTCAGAAGTACTATACCCATCAGCCATGACAATTTCATTTGTGGGAAGTGCTTTGGGTACTTCTACATCAATTACTTGACCCATCAGGTTGTTTCCACTCTTGACGTAAGTTAGTTCGTCGGGTCTTCTAGACACAATATTCATTGCATCACTTTCCCATCCGCAGTCACAATATTTTTTACCAGTATTCTTCCAAATTACAGAATACCATTCTTGCGGAACATACTTATTCAAAACTTGAAACCCCCGAATTTGTCTTTCATTGACTTCTCTTCAGGATCATACTCTTCTTCTTGTCCAGAGTCAAGTATATCTTTTTGAGCACTTTGCTCAACATCGTAGAGTCGCATCTTTGCTCTGTCAATACCAACAACAAATCTCTTATTCATTGTTGGGTCATTGTAACGATTCTTGAGTTGCTTCACCATAATCTGTCCAAGTGATTCAAGTTCCTCAGTGCTAATAAGGGCAAACATAAGATCAGCAGTAGCAGGGAGACCAAAGGACTCACTAGTGTCAGTAAGGTCAACGTCAGAGCTACTATAACCAGAGCGAGTGGTCTGCGTGGCAGAAACGATAGGGACGTTTGCTTCAACAGCCAACCCTCGAAGCTCCTCTGCAATAGCCTTAATATAGCTATATGAATTGACAGAAAGGTTTGACTTATACCTGCTGGAAGCACATATATTAAGGTAATCAATGAAAATAATGTCAGGTCTAAATTGCTTCTTAAGTGCAAGTTCGTTAAGAAGTGACCTAAAGTGTCCAGCATGTGCGGAAGCCGTAGGATATTCTTTAATGATAAGAGTACCTTGACTCTTTTTCATAACATTATTTACTTTACTTTCAAACATTATTTTAGGTAATGTTTGAATATCCTGAATTTTTACATTCAAAAGATTTGAGTCAATACGTTCCGCAATTCTTTCCTCGGCCATCTCCAAGGTGATGTAAAGAACGTTTTTACCTTGTAGTAAAACAGAAGCGGCAAAATGACACATAAACAAAGACTTACCAACACCAGTACCTGCCAAAGCAACGTTGAGAGTTTTGTTAGGTAGTCCACCCTTGGTGACTTTGTTGAAATATTCCAAGTCGAATGAAACACGGTCCTCACGTTTGTGGTAGAAATCGTATCTTGCTGCAGTGTCTTGGAAGTAATCATGTCCGACGTTGTTGTCAAAAGAGACTGCAAGTGCGTCAGAGAGGATGCTAGGTATAGCATCACGATTCTTTTTTTCATCATCACCATCCGCAATTTTAATAGACTCCATGAGTGCAAGATAAATTGCACGGTCTCTACACCACTTCTCAGTAGTGTCTTCTAACCATTTCTGGTCAACAACAGTGTCATCCAGTGATTTTACATAATCGCAAATAATGCGATAGGTCTCTTCTGTAATATCACTACGGTTTTCTGCTTCGATTAAAAGAACCTCTTTGGTTGCTAGTTTTTCATATGCAGAAATAAACTTGGAGATTTCGTCGAATACTACTTTCTCATGGAGATTTTCAAAGTATTCATTCTTAATGAAAGGCAGGACCTTTCGGCAATAATCATTATTAAAAAGTAAGTTCCTAAGAATAGTAGTTTCGACCTGTTCCATTAGCCTCCGTATGAGAATTCTTTTTCTGCTGCTTTGTCCAGTTCAATCATCACTTCAGGAGTGAAATACTTCTCTGGATTTTCCATGATGGTTTTACCATACTGAGTTGTACCATCTGGACATTGATATCGAGTTCCTTTTTTAGGGAAGATATCATACTTTTCTCCCAACTCAAGGAGACCGTAATACTTATCAAGTCCTCGTTCATCATAGTATAAACGAATCTCGACAGTTTTGTTTTCTTTACTCAAACGTGACTTCTGAGTCTTTGCCTTAATAATGTTACCAACAATCTCTGTTCCATCTTTCTCTTTCTTCTTGCTGAGATAGATGATAGTTGATGCTGCATACTTAAGACCACTGCCACCACCCATTTCCTTTGTAGGAACATAAGCACCCACAACATCATATGTATGGTTAGTGACAACCATGGGAATCTTTGCCTGTCCCAACTTCAAGGTTAGCATACGGAATGCACCTTTGACCAGTTGAGATTTTGTCATATCCCTGACCTGCTTCTCATTAAGTGCGTCAGTAATCTCTTTCTCTGTAGAAAGCATACCCAAAGAATCCAAGACGAACATGCATGGTTTGCGTTCTGCCTCAGGAGTCTTCAAGTAAATATCAACTGCTCTAAGTGCTTTACTTCGGAACTCTTCGATAGTTACAACATTGACAACGACAGTCCTGTTTAGGTCAACACCCCGACTTGATAGAAGAGTTTTGTTGACAGCAGCTTCGGTATCAAAATAAAGGCAATACCCATCAGGATTATTATCAAGGAAGTTCTTAACCACTGCGAGGGAGAAAAAAGTCTTTCCAGTACTAGACTCCCCAGCAATGGCAGTAATCTTATTCCCAGATACACCACCAAATAGACTCCCCGAAACAAGTCCGTTAAAAATGTAAGAACCCGTGTCAACATAAGTCTCCGTATCATCAATACTTGATGCTAATTGTGTGTACTCTCCACCAATCTCTTTTACAATATCTTTTAAAAAATCCATTACAGTACAAAACCAAATTGTTCACGGGCAATTTTCTTGTAAGGACCACCAGGATTGGCATCACGAATCTCTTTGATGGTCTTTAGTTTTTGATACAATGATGTGTCTCCACCCAATCGGAGAGCACCAACAATAGTAGCAAGTTCTTTATCGTTAATCGGAAGTTCCATTTAAGCAAAAAATGATTCTAAGGTTACTGTTCTTTCAACTTTCCATCCAATAGAGTCTAGGATGACTTTCATCGGGTCAAGGAATGCCTTGTTGAATTGTAGTTCATAGTCTATGTATTTGTCCAACCCCAATTCCTTGGGGAAGTCCTGAATATAAGATATGACATTCTCTCTAATTGGATTAGGAAGTTTCAAATAACAAAATTTGATTTTTTCTCCATTTTGAATAAGGGCATATTTTTTGTCTAACTTTTTCTCTTTGATGAAATGATTATACAAAAGTGCACCTCTCACATGGATTGGAGTTCCCTTACCATAAATTGTTGCATGTGCTTTATGCTTCATAACATCAGAAGCAGTTCTAGGGAAAGAGATTTCTTCTGGTCCTAGATTATTGAACTCATTGCGTGACTTTTCAATATAGTCAATAAGTTCATCTTCTGTTTTATTCATCACAATCTTAAGTGCATCCTTAATCATGGTTCGACAAGGTGCAGGGGTTGATGATTTGACTGCCTCAATACCCATGATTTTCAGTTTGGGTTCAGTGTATGCAACACCTTCACTGTTCCAAACATTCAGGATATATCTTTTCTTAGCAGTCCAGATTCCACGGTCAGCAATGTTCTCCCGTTTCATCTGCATCTTCTGGTCATACGCATTCACGTACTCTGCCAGTTTTTGGTAAGAACTTTCAATATAAGGCTCAAATTCCACTTGACACACTTTATCAAGGAAATCGACAATTTTTTGATTAGGCGTCTCTCTTCCTTTGAATACAGCTTGCACCAAAGGACCCAGATTAAGATAAATGGAATCAGTATCTGAAGCAATAACATAGTCTTCACCTTCAGTTTTCAATACATTATTAAGGTACTTGTTCATCTTATTTTCAATCCATCTGATGGATACTTGACCAGACAGAGTGATTGCTTCCGCATTTGCTAGTTTGTAATACCTGAAGTATTGATTACCAATAGCACCATAAGCAGAGTTAAGAGAAATCTTCTTCGCCATTTGAATGTTGTTACATCTGGCGATTTCTTTTTCAAGTGCTTTAG